CTTTTTGATTTCTCTTTTTCTGTACCCTGCCATCACCATGTCATTTGGATCTTTATGTTCCATATCACTTGGCCAAATACACACATTCTTTCCTTTGTTGATCAATTTCAAATTCAGATCATGTATCTGTTTGTTTCGTGGTTCGTTGTCTAGAACATATACTCCTTCACTACCGGATAGGTGTGGTGGAATGTTATCAATTCCAGAGGCACCAACCATTGCAATGCAGTTTTTGATAAACAAACTATCGATCGGTCCTTCTACAATGTAAACCTTTTTCTTAGGATTTATCCTCCACTGACCAAACCACAGTTTATCAGGAGCATCACTTGACTTGATTGTGATATATCTTAGAAGTTCTCTTGTCTTTCGTGTTTGTCTATTGTCATCGACATTGCCATGTACGGACTGCATTGCTAACGCTCTGCCCTGTGCTGCGACCATATTGCCTTCTCTGTCAAAGAAGGGCAATACAATTCGATCTTCTCCACCACCGTAAAGATTTGCTTGTCCTGTCAACAACTTGGTAAAGAGACCAAAATTTCTACAATAGTAAAGTAGATCATACTTTTCCTTTGGAATCAAACGATTCTTAACCCACTGTTTTGCGGGATGAGTATCCTCCAATGTGGAAATTGGAGTCAACCATTTATTGTCAACAACTTCTTTATACTTCTTTCTGAACATCTCTTCAACACCTGTTGCTTTAATTTTGACCGGTCGAGGTCGCGGTTTTCTTTCTGTATTTTCTCTATATCTCTCTAACTGATATTCAGTCTTGAGTGCTGGGGCATGTTGTTCTAAAAAAGAATAAAGTGAAAGGGAAGCAGCACAGTTGTGACACTTGTAATAGTACGACCCTTCTTTTTCATAGAAGAATCCCCTACACTTGTTCTTGTTCTTCTGTGAGTCTCCACATAGTGGACACCGGCAGTTTGCAAGGTTATCTTTTTTCCAAGAGAACCTGTCGAGTGAACTTGAAACGAACTCGACAAATTTCTTATCAACGTAAACAGTCATCTGCTATTTCTATTATTACGGTTTTTCTTGTTTAGTTCACGGAACTTTCGGTTCCAATGATCACGCTTCGTGTTTTCATACCACAGACGGTATTCTTCTTGCCAATCACGACTCATTCGTTCTGGTTTCCTCTTGGGAAACTCTCGCTTCGGATACGGTTTCTTGTAATTATTATTCATAGTACCTTTAATTGCCTTATTTTGTCTGAGTTAGACTTAAACTTTTCATCGAAATTTCTACCGTCGAATCCAACACCAGCGGTCATATCTGTTTCGCCTTGGTTGCTTCCTTGTAGATTTACTTCTGAATTATCAACATCAAAAAGTTTCATCTTTCCTCTGTTGATTCCCACTACGAACTTCTTGTTTGCGAAGACATCATTATAACGATTCTTCAGTTGCTTTACAAGCAGTTGTCCTTGTTCTTCTAGTTCTTCTGTAGTAATTAATGCAAACATAAAGTCGGCAGTTGCAGGAAGACCGAAAGACTCAGATGTGTCTTCGAGACCAACATCGCTACTAGAAAAACCAGATCGGTTTGTTTGTGTTGCAGAAAAGATAGGGACATTCTGTTCTACTGCGAGTCCACGCAACTCTTCTGCGATTGCCTTAATTACTGTGTAAGAATTTACATTACTTCCTGCCTTGTATCGACTGGACGCACAGATATTTAGGTAGTCAATGAAGATAACATCTGGAACAAAGTTCTTTTTCAGTTTTAATTCTTCAAGAAGAATACGGAAGTGTTGAACATTTGCAGTTGCTGTTGGGTACTCTTTCACAATCAGTTTGGATTGGATATTTTCTGTTACGCGACCGATCTTCTTTTCATACGATCCTTTAGGAAGAATCTTCAATTCATCAAGAGTGATGTCCATAAGATTAGCATCGATACGTTCCGCAATTCTCTCTTCTGCCATTTCACATGTGATGTATAGAACATTTTTGTTTGCGGCATAGCAAGCGGCAGCATGGTGACACATGTATAGTGACTTACCCACACCAGTACCAGCAAGAATGATATTCAATGTTTTGTTTGGAACACCACCATTGGTGATCAAGTTGAAGAACTCAAGATCGAAAGGCATTTTTGATTCTACTCTGTGATAAAAATCAAAACGCTCATCTGCATCACCTTCATAATCGTGACCGATATGTTCATCGAACGAAACAGCAAGTGCGTCTGATAGAATTTCTGGTAGACAGTTCTTTGTCTTCGTCTTGGACTTACCATCAATGATTTCAATTGATTCTAAGATTGCATTGTAGATCGCTCGATCCTTGCAGAAATCTTCTGTCTTGTCGAGCAACCATTCTGGATCAACTGCTTCTTTATCTTCTCCTAGATCCTCGATTAAGGCAACACAATTCTTATAATCCTGTTCGCTAAGATTTGACTTCTCGTCAATACCAATCATTAGAATATCGGATGTTGGGAGTGCATTGTACTTCGAGATATGTTCACGAATCATATCAAATACAGTCTTGTCAGTTCTAGTCTTGAAATAATCGTCTTTCAAGAAAGGAATTACTCTGCGTGAAAAATCTTCATCACGCATGAGGTTTCTGAGAATAATCTTTTCAGTCGTTTGCATCGGTAAGGAACTCCGCTTCGTCCAATTGGTTTTCGAGTATGTCTACTAGTATATCACCAAGTACCTCTTCAAGTCCAGAAGAATCTTCGGGAAGTTCACCTTTAATAAGATCGTAATCAAATGCTAATCGAGCATGGTCATCTACTTCGTGGATACCAACCTTGCCAAACTTAACAATAATTCCTTCATATTCAGAATCAAGAAGTTGAACAGCAGTTGCACCAGTATCTCGACCCTCAACTATCTGGTAGTTCGGTTTCATCTGTTTCCTCTTCGATGGAAGATCCATATTTAAACTTCTTACCCACACACGCTTCGATCTTATTCATTACTTCTTCGGTAAAATACTTTTCCGGATCTCGATAAATTTGCTTTTCGTAGACCTTAGTTCCATCGGCAACTTGGATACGAGTACCCAACTTCTCAAAGATCTGATTTTCTACTGCAAGATCTACAAGACCATAATATGGATGTAGTCCAGTGTCATAATTCAACATAACATCGACCATAGAATTTTCTTTGGTGATACGAGACTTGTAAAGTTTACAATGAACGATGTTGCCAATAACATCTGTTCCTTCTTTTACCTTCTTCTTTGAAAGATAGATGATAGTGGATGCTGCGTACTTAAGACCAGAACCTCCACCCATTTCCTTCTGAGGGAACATAGAACCAATAACATCATATGTGTGGTTTGTAAGAATCATCGGGATTCCTACTTGACCCAACTTCAATGTCAGGGTTCGGAAAGTAGATTTTACAATTTGGGCACGGGTCATGTCTCGGGTTGTCTTGCCATCCGCTGTATCTGTCACTTCTTTCAATGTAGACAACATACCCAACGAATCGAGTACAATGAGTAATGGTTTCTTTTCAGATTTCTTTTGCTCGCCGTAGGCAGCGACAACTGAAAGCACCTGATGACGAAACTCTTCTACGGTTCCGACAGGAATGATGGCAATACGCTTTGGGTCAATCCCTCGTTCTCGAACCATGTCGGAGGTAATAGCATATTCAGTGTCAAAATATAACACGTTAGCATTAGGATTGTCACTAAGAAACTTATGGACAATTCCAAGGGCGAAGAAAGTCTTGCCAGTAGCGGACTCTCCTGCCAACGCCGTGATCTTGTTATCCGGCAGACCACCGTAAAGACTTCCAGATAATAGTGCATTGAAGCAATAAGACCCAGTATTAATAAAAGATCTAACATCTGAAACTAATCCTTCCTCCGCAATACCTGCGTGTTCGTTTCCCGTCGCCTTAACCAAATCATGAATATTCATTATGTATTATCCTTTAGCAAATCAATTAGAGCAATCAAACCATTTCGTCGATTGCTTAGTTTTTCCATTGTTTCATATCTGCAATATGAGTCTTTAACTGCTTCTGCAATTTTAACATTTAGCAGGTTGATCTCATCATCTGCGAGATCAATTATAGCATCTATATCTCGTTCGTCAAGTTCTAATAGTTTAGAAGTCAAAATAACACTGCCTTTCTTTCGTAGTGCCAATCTGTATGAGACAATATCACTGATAAAGGATCAATAAAAGAGGACTCGAATTGTTTTTTATAATTGGCATACTTTTCTAGTTCAAATTCTTTGGGAGCAGACGAAGAGAATGAAACCACGTTACACCCAAAAGGATTTTCATCCTTAAGGTTTACGAATTTAATCTTATCGCCCTCTTGAATCGAGACGTACTTTGATTCTATACCCATCTCCTTGATGAAGTGATTGTACACCAACGCACCCTTCACAGCAATAGGAGTTGATTTCTTCCATATACTAGTTCCGTCTCGATACTTTTTCATATTGTTACAACTTCGAGGGAAAGCAACATTTTCCACAGGCAATTTCATGAATTCAGATCGGAACTCACTGACAAATTCAATGAGTTCGTCTTCCGTTCCTCTCATGATCATATTAATCGCCTTCTTTAGTTTTTCTCTCACGATCTGAGGAGTCGAAGATCGAGATGTCTCGATGCCCATGATTTTCATTTTGGGTTCTGTGTATCGAATTCCCTCTGAGTCAAAGACATTCATCATGTATCTTTTCTTGGCAGTCCAGATCGCTTTGTCTGCAATACACTCTCGCTCCATGACCATTTTGTTTTCATACGCATTGGTCATTTCTGCTAGTGTATCATACTGCTTCTTGATGAACGGAAGAATTATTTCTTCTGCTGCTTTGTCGAGGAATGTAACCACCTCCGACTTGGACTTACCCCCACATACTTTATCCACAAGATTCCCACAACGCAAATAGACACTATCTGTATCAGATGCCACAACATAATCATAATCATTAGTACCAACTGTCTTGTTTAAAAACTCATTCAATTTATCAGCAATCCACCTGATTGCCAACTGTCCCGAAAGTGTGATCGAAGTCGCTAGGTCAACATCGTAGTATCGGAACCATTGATTACCGATAGCACCATAAGCAGAGTTCAACTGAATCTTACGAACCAACTGAAAGTTATTGTACTTGGCAATCTGATTTTCCAGACCAGTCTCACCCGCCTGCTGACGCTTCTGACAATCAATCATCTTCTTCTTGTATAACTTACGTTCTTCGTACATCTTTTCCATCAGAGCAGGGAGGAATCCTTGGACATCCTTTCGATAGCAAGTTCCACTCGCCGCAACAGAATAACCCATTGACTTAAACTTCTCAAGTTTCTCATGGCATCCTCTATGATACGTTTCTGGTGATGTCTTTAGAATATTATCCACACCGATGCCAAACGAATCTTCACCCGGATCAACTTTCGTTTCGGGACTGATATTGTATTGCATAATGAGGTGAGGATATAGACTGTTCAAGTCAAAGGACAGAACCCAGTCATGCATCCCTGTAATTGGTTCTTTTACATATGCACCAGCATATTGTTCGCTCTTAGAACCGTGCTTCTTCAATGGGATAACGGTTCCTTCAGATCGCAGATGATGGTAAATGATCTGGTCCCAAGTACGAACCTGAGAGAAGACATCAACAAGATTTACCTTTGCGGTATATGCCAATGCAAGAGCGAGTTCAATTAACTTCATCTTCCCTTCGAGTTTCTCGATGAGGATTGTATCTTGATAATTGTATTGTACAAACTTCGAGAAGTCTTTCTTGTAGAAATCAGAGATACTATCGTATTCATCATACGAGAGTTTACTCTCGCCAAGTTCAACCGAAGCAATGTGATCTAGTTTATATGATTCCTGATTAGTATAAGTGAAAGTTTTATATAGATCAAGATAATCTAGAGTAGCGACACCGGTCAAATCAAAGGCGACTTTCTCACCATGTAGGGTTCGGACAGTGTGTTCACGAACATAACCCCACGGAGAAAGTTTGTCTGCTTCTTTACATCCGATGAGTTTACGCATTCTAGAATAAAGATATGCGATGTCAAAGAACTTGACGTTCCACCCAGTTACGATGTCGGGGTCGAGTTTCTTCCAGATCTCGATGAAGGATCGAAGCAAATCTGACTCGCTACTAAAACTGTGAGTATGAGCATCCCGATCATCAATACTAAAATCGCCAAGGGCAAAAACATGAGTCTCAGAATCCACACGAATGGTGATAACAGTAACTTCTTCAATTGGGTTTTCGACATCGGGGAAACCTCTTTCACATGTTGTCTCAATATCTAGGTAAGCAATCCGAACGAGAGAAGGATCGTAGTTAACTTCCTCCTTGAAAAGATCGCCAATGAATTGATAAACATAATCGCTGTTGCCATAAATCTCAAAACCAGAAACGCCTTCGTACTGCTTGATGAAATCTCGACAATCTCTGATTGACCCCGGACGGAATGGTTCGACCCAATTACCATCTAGTGTTTTAAATTTAGTTGGTTCCGTTGACGGGACAAAGAGAGTGGGATTGTAGTCCACACTCTCCTGTACCCGCTCACCTTTTCGGAATCCGCGATAGAGAACCTTGTTCCCTCTCAACGAAACATTCGTATAGAAACCCATATCAGGTATCCTTACAATAGAGACCTCGTTCAGTTTGCACCGACCAGTCCTCTGGTGAAGTTTTACTTACGTCTTGTTTCTCATCCTTCTCCTTGGTATATGCTGCAAGGAGAACCATGTAATTGATTACATCAATAACTGTGTCTTTGAAACTTTCATCCTCGACATGCATCTTACCAGAGTCAAGGAAGGATGATAGGCGACTCATCTTGTCGGTGATCCTAACCATAAACCCCTGTTCAGTGTCACAAATTCCCATTGCCTCACATCTGGTAAAATTAGCAAATGGTTCTGTTCCATGATTACCTGCATAATCTCTATTCTTCAAATTCATTAGATCTCTGCCTTCATTGCAGAGTTGTTCATGAAACATTAGTAGTTCGTCGCGTGTCAAATGAGTTCCTTTCCTGTCACTTGTATATCACTAGTATACATCATCTTTGCCAGTTCGTCAACCTGAATCTTTGGTTCCCAACCAAGTTTATCTTTTGCCTTAGTACAGTCTCCTAAAAGATAAGGTACTTCATGTGGTCGCATAAATCGTTCATCTATTTCTAAGTAATTATTATAGTCGCCAAGTTCTGCAAAATCAAAAACTTCTTTTAAGAACTCTCGGACGTTTGTTGTTTTACCTGTTGCAATAACATAATCATCAGGTTCATCTTGCTGTAGCATCAACCACATTGCCTTGACATAATCACCAGCATATCCCCAGTCACGATAAGCATCCAAATTACCTAATGTTATTTTATCTTGAATACCAAGTTTAATTCTTGCTGCTGCCATTGTTATCTTTCGGGTAACGAAAGTTTCACCTCGGCGGGGGGATTCGTGGTTGAATAGAATACCACAAGAACCATGAAGACTATACGAGTGACGATAATTTCTTACCAAATTATGTGCAAAAAGTTTTGCACAAGCATATGGGGAGGCAGGTGTCATTCTTGATGTTTCAGTGTAACCTGTTTCGGGACACGGTGCATCTCCATACATTTCAGATGATGATGCTTGGTAGAACCTACATTCTGGTGCGATAGATCGAATCGCTTCTAGGATGTGTAGAGTTCCTACACAAATACCATGCACGGTGTCTTCCGGAACATCAAAAGAAACTTTAACATGGGACTGTGCTGCTAGATTATAAAACTCATCTGGTTGATATTTTGCTATGAGTCTCCATGTAGAAGACGCATCACTTAGATCGTGATACTCCAAAATAAAATTTGGATCCCACGGAAACATATGGTCAACCCGGTCGGTGTTGATTAAACTAGTTCTTCTCTTGAGACCCACGACTCTGTATCCTTGACTGAGCAACCACTCTGCAAGATAAGAACCGTCCTGTCCACACACTCCACTGATTATTGCCGTTTTCATTTTAATTTCCTTAATGTTGCGCCCGAGTCAAAGATAATACTATCCTCTTTATGGCAAACTGGCACTGTGCCGTTTTCTCTCATACAGTTAAACATTTCAATTAGTCTTGGCATTGGCCAATTATTTTTTGCATAGTTTGCCTCTGCGTATTCAGATGGAACTCTCTTTATATTATTCTCTTCCATCCTTTCTATATCAGCAAGGATATGCGGATCAGAGGAATACATCTCTTTGAGTTCATTTGTCTGCTGTATGTACATATCCATTAGAACAGGAGTATCATAATAGTGTCCATTGTCTCGCATGTCAAACCCTAAGTACACAATTTCTCCTGCCCCCATAAGAGTTGCCAAGTGTGTTGCCGTGAAAATAATATTGTCCCTCCCAAAGAAAGGACTGTTGTTTTCTGGTTTAGTAAATAAAGCATCTACACTCTGGGGATTGTGCATGTGGGATGAAATCTGTAATGTATTGTTATCAGAGAAAAATGATGGGGGTAGTGTTGTTGCCCCGCCATGTGGCCAAGATGGATCAGTCCCAATACCCTGCCCCTGATAAAATCTACATTCAGTGACAACACCATAGTGACAAGTATGAAGATAGCAAGACCAAGTGGATGATGCTTGATATGTTGTCGGTCCCCATAGTTGAGAGGAGTTAACACTAATGGAGATTCCCTTTTGTATTTTATTTTTGTATTGTTCAGGTATGTCTAAAGCACCGGGACCATTTCCTATGAGGTAGATTGTTTCTCCATTGTGCTTTTTATAAAAATCACTTAACTGGGTGTATTTCATTTGTTTTCCTTCATATCAAAAAAAGTATCAGAATTTATATTCTTATCGTCAATAAACAAATCGTAAACTGGTTTTCCAAAGTGTAGTTTGTGATACTTCACACCCCACTCTTCAAATTGTTTTTCTGTAACTTCTCTCCAGTCGATACCAGATCCAGTTCCTCTTGCCGTCCAATATACGATAGTGTTTCCTTCATCGTATAACATATTTATCTTACCGATTCTATCTGTCATTGGACTCGCGTTTGCGTAATTTCTATCTGAAACAGACTCACATATTGTATCATCTATGTCAACGTAAATTATCATGTTCAT